ACGTGACCGACATTGCCGCCGCGCACCGCCTTAAGGCGCACCTGGAGGCCAACGGCTCGGGTATGCGCTTCTCGCCCGAGGTCGGCTTTTTGCTGCTCCACGAGGGCGTCTGGCGTGTCGACAAGCTTGACGCCGTACGCACCGAGGCCCAGGAGGTCGCCCGGTCTATCTGGTCCGAGGTCGACTCGCTTACTGAGGCGCTTAAGGCCATCGACGAGGCGGGCGACCCGGACGACAGCGCCAAGGAGCTTCGCAAGCGTGTCGGGCTGCTTCGCACGTTCGCCAGGCACGCAAACTCGTCGCGCGGTATCGACGCAATGGTGCGCGAGGCGCAGGCGCTTAAGGGTGTGGCCGCCGACGTTAACGACTTCGACAAGCAGCCACACCTACTCGCGTGTTTAAACGGTGTGGTCGACATGCGCTCGGGCGCGCTGCTTCCGCACGACCCGGCGTACCTGCTTACCCGCCGCGTCGAGCTGGACTACGACCCCGAGGCGAAGTGCAACCGCTGGGAACAATTCCTGCGCGAGGTCTTCCCGCACGAGCGCCACGTGGGAATGCCTCAGTACATGGCCCGCATCGTCGGCTACGGCGTGACCGGCGAGACCGCCGAGCAGTGCTTCGCGGTCATGTGGGGCACGGGTGCGAACGGCAAGAGCGTGCTAACCGACACGCTTACGGAGGTCTTCCGCGAGCACACGGTTACGACGCCGTTTAGCACCTTCGAAGACTCGAAGGGCGGGGGCGGCATCCCTAACGACCTCGCCGCGCTCAAGGGCGCGCGTCTGGTCATGGCTGCCGAGGGCGAGCAAGGCCGCCCGATGGCCGAGGCCGTGCTTAAGCGCGTGACCGGCCGTGACCTGATCTCGGCGCGCTTCATGCGTAAGGAGTTCTTCGAGTTCCGGCCGACGTTCCTACTCATGCTCGCCACGAACTACAAGCCGAACTTCAAAGGCCAAGACGAGGGGCTCTGGCGTCGCGTAAAGCTGATCCCGTTCGAGCGGACGTTTAAGCCGCATGAGCGCGATCACAAGCTAGGCGCAAAGCTGCTCGCCGAGGCGCAGGGCATCCTCGCGTGGGCCGTCCGTGGCGCTATCGAGTGGTACCGCGACGGCTTGCAGGACCCGCCCGCGATCGTCGACGGCACGAAGGAGTACCGGCAGACCTCCGACGCGCTGTCGGGCTTCCTGCCCGGCGTCTTCGTTCACGACGAAAAGGGCTCCGTGGCAACGAAGCTCGTATGGGACGCATATCGCCAGTGGTGCGACGACGAAGCGATGCCCGAGCGTTCGCGCTGGACCCGCAAGACGTTGCTCGCAGCCCTGGAGGAGCGCGGCGCGTACCAGAAGCGGGCGAACACCGGCATGGAGATGCGAGGCATTCGGCGCGCACGTGCGACCGACCACGCCCCGGATATCACCGCGCCAGATTCGAGCGACGAAGACCGTACAGCGGATAACCCGCTGGCCCATTCCTCACGTACGACCCCGATTACCGGCCCGTCTATCTACGACCTCTGAGGAGCCCCCAAATGAACGACTGCACCGACTCTTGCGGGGGCTGCCCGTTGCTCGGCCTCTGCGGCGACCCGTTGCCGGAGGTACCGAAGCGGCCAGCCGCGCCCGACCTGATGGCCGCGCTAAGGGCATCCATCGACCGGGCCAAGGCGTCGCGAGACGCTCTCCCCGGCATGTGGGAGCACGCCGACTTCATGGGCGGGGTGGACGAGATCCGCACCGCTTCGGGCGAGGTAATCCGCACGCCCGCGAGCGTCCCGACCGGCTCGCGCGGGTGCTGCTCCAGCTCGGGCACGGACGCCCCCGACGAGAGCCCGACGGCCGACATGATCGCCCGCTTGGCCGACGTGCTGGCCGATGCCGACACGCCGAACGATGGCGAGCCCGCGACGTACGAGGATCTCGCCGTGGCCGTGCTGGAGTTCTTCCGCCAGCAGCTCTAACCACCCCGTTTAAACGACCCCCGGAGGCCCGCCACGCGCGGCGCTTCCGGGGGCTTTCGCGTAGAGAGGCTCTGCCGTTGATTACGTACACGCAACCGCTCGCGGGCGTGGAGTGCACCATCTACTACCCGGAGCGGCACGAAGACCTCTACGGCTTCGAGATGTTCCTAGCCCAGGGCGACAAGGTCTTAGGTTTCGACACCGAGACAACTGGGCTCGACATCTACACGCCCGGCCACGCCGTGCGGCTCGCTCAGTTCGGCAACGACCGCGAGGCGTGGGTGCTGCGTGTCGACCTCTTCCGCGAGGCGATCCGGCGAGCGCTGCTCCAGCCACGTATGTACGTGGCCCATAACGCCTCGTTTGATCTCCAGGAGGTAGACCTGCACCTGGGCGTGCCGCTGGAGGAGCTAGGCCCGCGCATGTTTGACACGCGCATTCTGGCGCACCTCCTAGACCCGCGCGACCCGAAGGAAGGCGGCGTCGGGCTCAAGCTCAAGCCGCTGTCGGCTGTCTACGTCGACCCGGCCGCCCCGGACACGCAGGACGGGCTAACGGCCGAGTTTCACCGCCACGGCTTCACGAAAGACACCGGCTGGGCTGGCATCCCGATTGATAACGAGCTTTACGTGCGTTACGCGGGGCTAGACCCGATCCTGGCCGTGCGGCTGCTTCGTGAGATTGCCCCGATGGTGCGCGATATCGGGCTAGACAATCTCTCTAAGTTCGAGCATCACCTAGCCGTGCTGCTCGCAATGCTCCAGCGCAAGGGCTTCCGGCTCGACGTGCCCTACGTCGAGAAGCTCCGGGGCGAGCTGCTCGTGGAGGCCGAAGAGTTCTGCAAGGTGGCCGCGCGCTATGGCGTCGCTAACGTCAACTCGACGAAGCAGGTAGCCGAGGCGCTGGCCGCCATGGGCGAGACGCTGACCGAGCGCACCGAGTCGGGGCTAGTCAAGGTCGACAAAGAGGTGCTTATGCCTCTGGCCGACCTAGACCGCGAGTGGGAGCGCATCGAAGCCCGCGACGCTAACCCGCTCGCCGACGCGGTGCTGCGAAGCAAGCGGGCGGGCAAGTGGGCGAAGTCCTACGCCGAGGCGTTCCTAACGCTCAAGGATGCGGAAGACCGTTTACACGCGAGTATTGGCGGGCTCCAGGCCCGCACGGCTCGCATGTCGATATCTCGGCCGCCGCTCCAGCAGTTACCGTCGGGTAACTGGTCGATTCGCCGAGCGTTCATCGCCGACCGTGGACAGTCCATCATCGCCGCCGACTACCAGGCCGTAGAGATGCGCGTGCTCGCGGGGCTCGCTAGCGAAGAGACCATGAAGGCCGCCATAGCCGACGGGCTCGACCTGCACTCGTTCACCGCCGAGGCCGTCTGGGGCAAGGACTTCACGAAGGCGCACCGAAAAATTGCTAAGGCCGTCGGCTTCGGCAAGGTCTATGGGGGCGGCGCTGCGACGATCTCGCGCCAGACCGGCGCAGACATCGAAGCCGTGCGAGGCGCTATCGCCGCGTACGACGCGACGTTCCCAGGCATTAAGCGCTTCGGGCGCAAGCTCGTCAACCGCGCCGAGTACGGCCGCAAAGAGGTCGTTACGCCGTCCGGTCGACACTTGCCGCTAGACCGCGATCGGCTCTACGCCGCGACTAACTACGTAGTCCAGTCGACGGCGCGCGACCTGCTCGCACAAGCCATCGTGGACATTTTCGACGCGGGGCTAGGTGACCACCTGCTCTTGCCCGTACATGACGAGCTAATCGGGCAAGCCCCGACGGAACATGCCGAGGAGGTCATACGCGAGATAGGCCGCGTAATGGAAAGCACGTTTTACGGCGTGCGTATCGAGTCAGACCCGGAGGTTTACGGCCCTAGCTGGGGCCATGGCTACGGGGCGCAACTGTGAGGGATGTTAGAGATATGTCACAGGTAGTCAACATCGCCGACGATCCCGAAGCGCCACGCATGGCGCACCTGCTCGAACTATTCCGCGCGGAGGTAGACGCCTTAGAGGCCGTGCTACCTGCGGTTATTGATGTGCACCTTTTGCCGGCTCCGGTCGCCCGCCCACGCGAAGACACCGCCGAGCGCGAGAAGAACCGCAGGTCGAATCCGGTATTAGACACGGTGCTCGACGATCGGCGCTTGCATCTCTCACAGCAGTTGTTAAGGTCACGCAACCTGCTACGCAGCGCAGTTATCGCAGTTCGCGGTGTACGGCGCGGGCTGGAAGTTTCCCTGAACGAGTGGCACGGCGAGAGCGAGTAAGACAAATGGTACGAGTGTTCCTGGCGGGCGAGTCGCGGCCCGACGACGACGCCGAGCGCTGGCTTGCCAGGGACGCTCTTTCACTCGCGTGCTTCGAGGTCGTGGAGGCTGCGCCCGCCCGTCGATACACAAGTTCGGTTGACCTGCTCTCGCAGACAATGGCCGACTTAACCCTGTTGCTTACGTGCGAGTGGGTAGCAACGCTGCCCGGCTACGTCGTCGGCTGGGACCTGGACGAGGCCGACGCGCACGGCATACCCGCCGTGACCGTGGCGGCCCTAACTGGCGACGTGTTCGCCGAGCTGGACGACGACGACGACGCCCAGGGCTACGCCGACCGCCCCCGCCGCTACGTCGGACGTGCCCGGCGCATCGACCCGCAGACCCGTACGCGCAAGGTAGGCGTGTTCGTTGGTAAGGCGGCCGTAGTGTCAACCGTCGCCGCCGTCGGCGTGACTGCCTTCGGGGGCTTCGGGGGCTCGCCGCAGCCCGCGAGCGCTTCGCACGCCTGGGATGACGCAGTGTTTAAGCAGGTCAAGACCGGCTCGGCGTGGTTGTGTGACCCGTCGCTAACGCTCACCGCCTCGTGTGTCACGCAGGAGGGGCTACACCTGTCCGCACAGGCGTACGTCGGCCCCGACTCGCTGGCGTTTGTGTTTTCGTACGTAAACCCCGACACGGGCTTGCCCGAGCAGAACGTGCTCCGGGTGTTTGCGAACGCTCGCGCGCTGGCGTTCTGGTTCGCGCCGTACCGGGATGACCAGAGCGACCGCTTACCTAACCTCACGCAGGGCTCGCGCTGGGCGATTTACGGGACCGACCCTGCGCGCGTCAAGTTGTGGGCGACCGAGCTTCACGGGGGCGGCATGGTCCCGGCCGACGTGACGGCATCCGCCGTCGCTATGGGGCTGCTCCCCGAGCCCGCCCGGCCGTCGAGTGGGCCGATGCTGGCCTCTGCGATCACGCTGCCGCCGTCGGTGCAGAACGCGGTGCAAGCGATCCTCACCGGCAAGGCCCCTACATCGGCCGACGGCGGGCTAATCCTGCCTACCGACCCCGTGCCCCCGATCCTTATTCCGATCCTCGTACCGCCGCCCACGACCGACGCGCCGCCCGTTGTGTCGGACCCCGCGCCGCCCGCAACCGACCCGGCACCCCCGGCAACTGACCCGGCACCCGAGGTCGACCCGGCACCGCCGACGACCGACCCGGCTCCGGTAGACACTGCCCCCGAGGTCGACCCGGCACCGCCGACCGTGGCCCCTGCGCCCGAGGTCGACCCGGCGACACCCGACCCTGGTACCGACACGGACGCCCCGGCACCCCCCGAGGGCGACGCGCCGACCCCCGACCCGCTTACCGACCCGGCAGTAGCGCCCGGCGACGACGACGCAGGCACGCCCGTCTACGACGCATGTCACTCTGACTTCGGGCACTCGCACAACCCGGATAACGACCACTGGCAGCACTAAGCGCCTCGCACGCCTAACTGAATAACGGACACACAAGCACAGCCCCGGCCTTTTCGCAGGTCGGGGCTGTGTTGTCTTTCACATTCCCTGGTCAGAG